CTAGAGCTTGCCGCCCGCCCAGATCGCGCGGCCGACAACGGTCAGATTGGCTGCCAGGTCGGCGGGCAGGTGCTGCTCGCGGTAGGCCGGATTGTCACTCCGGATAAAGACGCCACCTGCAAAGTCGGGTTGCAGGCGCTTGGCGATGAGGTGTCCGTCGAGCTGGAGCACATACACGCCATCGGAACTGACCTGGTGCTCGCTGGTATCGACCAGGGCGAGTGCGCCGTCTCGGATAGTTGGCGCCATAGAGTCACCTGCCAGGGTGATTGCGACCAGGTTGCGCGGCGAAAGCCCCTCGCGGCGCAGCCAGTCGCGACGAAAAGCCATTCTCCCCACCTCCTCGGCGTCACCAGGCAGGCGGCCTGCGCCCATGCTGGCTGTGACGTTGTAGCGTGGGATCAGCTCAAACTCCTCTCCGACCTGCCTGTCGGCCAATGACGTGCCTTCCAAAGCCTTTCGAATGCCCACTCCATCCTTCGCAAGGGCATTGCTGCCGCTTTCAATACGGAGAGCAAGAAGCTCTGCAAGATCAGCCTTAACCTCCTCGGCGAAGCTTGCAAGAAAGTCGATATCGGGAAGCCGCTCGCCTCTTTCATAGTTGCCGAGCGTGTTCTTGTGGACCTTCATCCTAGTTGCAAGGTCGTCCAGCGTCATCTGGCCGCGCATTCGCTTGAGGGCTTCACCAATCATCGTCTCGCGCCTTACTTTCAGTGTGTCGTTAACTCATCAAGGGTTAACGACACTTGGGCAGTGCAGTTTGCGACATGTCGCAAACTCGCAAGCCATTGATTTTAAAAAGCTCGGCTGCTTTTCAACCTCAAATGAAGGTTCGTAGTTAACGACACGTGGGCGCAACGCACACGATTGGTTGACTGAACACACAAACGAGGGTTTAATGTCACGTATCGCACTACCACCACGCAGAGCGGAACATGACAGCCAGCAGCCCCAAAAAAGCCAGTCATCAGGACTGGCACAAGGAGGACGTTAAAGCCGCCCTCCGCAAAAAGAACATCACCCTCAAGGCGCTCGCAGACCGGCACGGATTGACCAGTTCGTCACCGCTTTCTGCCGCCCTTGAGCGCTCCTACCCCATCAATGAGCGGCGCATCGCAGACGCACTCGGATTGCACCCGAAGGAGATCTGGCCCAGCCGCTACTTTGAGGATGGATCCCGACGTCCGCAGGGCTCGCATGCCCTGAAGTCTACCTGCCGTAGCGGCGGGCGCAATGGCAATGCACGGGTGGGGGCGTAACCATGTGGACGATCCCTTTGTTCAAGGTTCGGAGCGCCCTTTCATTGACGGCCGCGCGTCAGCGTGAGCGTCACACGCTTGATCGTGCCCTTCGCCTGGCGGGCGAGGATGGGGAGCTTCGCACAGCGATTCGTGCGGCTGTCCTCGATGCGCAGATAGCGACCGCCATGGCGATTCATGCTGACGGGAAGGCTCTCTCTGGCGCCGAAAGAGCAGCATGATCCGCCGCGCCAACGACACGCTCACGGGTGACCTTTTTGAGGTGCCCGTACCCAAGGCCGCCTTGCCTGGTGCGCTGAACTTCGGCATCGCGCTTCGGCATGTGCTGTGCGACGTACTGAAGGCTGCACCGCTTGGGCGCGCAGAGATCGCGGCCCGAATGTCGGAGCTCATCGGCGAGCCTGTCAGCAAGCGGCAACTCGATGCCTGGACGGCTGAGAGCCGCAACTGGAATGAGGAGACTCACCAAGCGTGGAGATTTCCCCTTGAGTACTTGCCGGCCCTGGAAGTGGCCTGCGAAACCCATGCTTTGACGGCGTGGGTGGTGGATCTGCGCGGGGGCAAGTTGTTGGTGGGCAAGGAAGCACTGGATGCCGAGATCGGCAGGCTGGAGCGCACCCGAGATGAAGCGACAAAGCGCATCAAGAGCCTGAAGCAGCAGATGGGTGAGGCGGACTGAAGCATGAAAACCGTCGGCCCCAAAGACATCGCTGAAGCCCTCGAAACCACGCTGCGCACAGTGCAGCGCTGGGCCGAGCAAGGGCTTCTGCCGGCCCCTACCGAGCGTACGGTGGCCACCACCGGTCGCCCGGAGATGCGCTGGGCGATTACGGCGTTGCCGATCGAGATCAACGTCAAAGGTAAGGTCGTGCCGGTCCGGGCTCGCGTAGCGGGCAAACACATTGAGGCGCTTGTTACCGAGCCCACGAGTGAGGCCCTTGTAACGCTGGACACACCGCCGCTACCCAAGGTTGTGACCTTGAGCAGCGGACAGACCCAATGCACGCGCCGGGGCATGACGCGCAGCACCCGGGAGCGGCTGAACGATGCGGATCGTGCCTACCGCGATGGTGCCCTAGTGCTTTGCCGGGCCATCGAAGATGCGATTGGCAGCACGGGCTGTTCGGCCAAGACCGCTTACCGGGAGCTGGCGGAGCGGATTGTGGCAGGCGTGGCGCGACCGGAGCTGCTCGCCGCAGCAGAGGCCACCTATGTGAAGCGGCGCGCGTCAGGCAATACCGAGAGCGCCCAGGCCAGCCGGCTTTCGAAGATGTACGCCTTGTACCTGGAGGGGTGCCAGGCTGGTGAGGCATCCCTGTTTCTGGTGCCTGGCCGCCGGGAGAAGGACGGGTTCAAGCCCGAGGACATCGCGGCGTTTCTGCGCCATTACTGCCTGACGTCACGCCCTACAGTTGCCAAGGCTTGGCGGGATGCTCGCGCCTGGTATGACGCTCAGGGCTTCCGTTACCCGAGCTACAGCGTGTTCACCCGGCTTGAGAATGAGCTGCCGGTGACCATCAAGTACCGCGGGCGTATGACCGGGGCCGAGTGGCGGGCCCTCAAGCCCTACGTGGATCGTGATGTGTCCATGTTCAAGTCGAACGACATCTGGGTGGGTGACGGCCATACGTTCAAGGCCAAGGTGCAAAGCCCCATCCACGGGCAGGCCTTCCGGCCCGAGATCACGGTGATCATCGACTGGGTGAGCCGGATGATTGTGGGGTGGTCGGTCGCCTTGTCGGAATCGACAATTGCGGTGTCGGATGCCTTCCGGCATGCACAGATGACCACCCGCGCGCGGCCCTTGATCTATTACTCGGACAACGGTTCGGGCCAGACTGGCAAGAGCATCGATTGCCCGATCCACGGCACGCTGGCCCGCCAGGGGATTGCCCACGAAACAGGGATCCCGGGCAACCCGCAGGGGCGCGGCATCATTGAACGGCTGTGGCGCACCACCACGCTGCCGCTTGCGGAGCGCTACCCGACCGTACTCACCAAGACGGCGGACAGGGATTCGATTCGCATCGTCGGGCAGATCCTGGCGAAGGCCGAGCGGAAGGGGGAAACCTCACGTTTACTGCCTTCGTGGAGCCAGTTCATGGCCGACCTGGATGCGGCAGTCCTCGACTACAACACCGGCCACAAGCACCGCGAGCTGGGGGGGCTGACCCCGGCCGAGGCCTACGCCGCCAAGCTGGATAAGGACTCCATTGTTTTCGGGCCGGATGCCGCAGAGATCGACGAGCTGTGGCGCCCGGAGGTCAAGCGCACGCCCTCGCGCTGTGTTTTCACCCTCTTCAACAACACCTACTTCCGCCGGGATCTGCAGGACGAACTGGCAGAAGGGGAAGAGGTGCGCGTGCGTTTCGACATTCACAACGCCGACCGCGTGTGGCTGTACCGCATGGATGGCACCCCCATCGGCGAGGCGATCTGGGATGGCAACAAGAAAGCGGCTTTCCCGGTGCCCTTCGTCGAGCGCAAGCGCGAGGAGCGTGCAGCCGGCATCAAGGCGCGCGCCCAGCGGGAGATCAACCGGGCCGACGCCGAGCTCACCCAGACCCTGATCGCGCCCCCGATGGACGTGGTGCTGGATATCCCCAAGCCGGATGTACCAGCCGTCGATCTGGATGCACTGCTTTACGCGGAAGAAGAGAAGAAGCCGGAAGGCCCGGGCGCCACGGTCTCGATGCTGGATACGTCCGCCTGGTTGTACGGCGACGAGGTCGAGGAGGCGATGAAGAACGAGGATTTTAGGAAGGCTGCCGGGTAGTTCGCACCTACCCGACAGCCGGTTTGCAGCACTTTTACCAGCAAAAGCATCTGGAGTTTATATGAAAAAGCACTTCGTCAAGAACGCCAACTACCGCCGCTTCATGACCGCGATTGCGCGGATTGAAGCGCGTGGCGCCGAAGAATCGTCCCTGATCCTGGTTTATGGACCGCCTGGTGTGGGCAAGACCAGGACAGTGAATCACTACGGTGCCATGCACGACGCCATCACCGTCCCGGGTATGCAGGACATGAACGTCAAGTACGTGCGTGACTGCCTGAAGGACGCCACTGGCCTGGATCCGCGGGGGCGCTGGGCAGAGGCAAAGGCCTTCAAGGACTACTTCGCCGAGCACCGCTACCCGATCATCTTCGATGAAGCTCAGCACGGCCTAAGTCATAACGCCGAGGCCATTGAGTACCTGCGGGCCATCACCGACCACGCCAACGTGCCCCTGGTGCTGGTGTGCCATACCTCCGAGGCGAAGAGGTTTGCCAGGAAGGACCACCAGGCCACCCGGATTGGCCAGGTGTGTGAGCTGGAAGTCGCAACCCTGGACGACTGCGCCCAGTACATCGAGGAGTTGGCGGAAGTCGACGTGACCGACAACCTGCGCGCCGAGATTCACACGCAGAGCAAAGGCCGCTTCCGCTTGATGAAGGACGCCCTGGCCACCGTTGAGCAAGCGGCCAGCAAGCTTGGAAAGGCCACCATCAGCCTGGATGACCTCAAGGGTGTTCGCCTGTGCGAAGACCTTCAGAAGAAGCTGGAGGTCACGAAGTAATGGCCTGGCTGATCTACAACCCCAGCCGTTCAGACGACGCGGGCCGGATGCTCTTCTGGTTCAAGGATGCCCAAGGCCTCACTGACGACATCCGTGCTGCCGGTCGCTTCGACGAGAGCTTTGCAAAGCACATCCAGAACATCAGCTCGGGCGAGACCCGCGCCGTGCCCTTGGTGCTCGTCGAGAAACTGAAGTCGCGCCAGATCATTGATCTGGGTGATGCAGCAAACCGTAATGCCCTGGAGGCGCGCCAGTGACCCAGTGCATCACGCAAACCGTACTCAGCACCATTGGCGCTGGTACGGAATCACATCCAGAGGTAGTGAAAGCCACAGGCTTCACCCGAAGCCAAGTTCACATGGCCACCCAGAAGCTGCGCAAGCGGGGGTTGATCCAGTCCGCAGGCCTTGGGCGCTACGCCATGACCGACGCCGGTCGTGCCTGGCTCGATAGCGGCAAGCGCATTTCCAGCGGGCAAGGCATCAAGAAGGTTCGTCCGACAAGCGGCCTGCGCCAGCGCGCCTGGTGGGTGATCGCCAGGGATCGGACCTTTACCGTCGACAGCCTGCTTTACACCATCGCAACGGGCGACGAACGCAACGCAGAAGACAACCTGCGCAGATATATCAGCGCCCTGGAGCACACCGGCTTCATCACCCGCCTGCCGGCTCGCGCCGGCACCGCCGCGGCCTGGAGCGTTGTCCCTGATCGCATCGGTCGCAAGGCGCCCACCTACCGGCGCCAGCTCAAGCAGGTCGTGTGTGGCAAGACCGGTGCCATCTACACCATCGGAGATCAACACCATGGCTAAGCCTGCCTTACCCCTGGAGGAGATCCAGCGCGCCCGGCAGATGGCGCTGAACGCCACGGCACCCGGCGCCCTCTCCATCACCGATCTGGCGAGCCGAATCGGCTACAGCCGAACAGCCCTGAGCCTCTTCCTCAGTGGCAAGTACTTCGCCAATCCCCAGATCGTGGCCCGAGCTCTGCTGCTGCAGCTCGACAAGCTCGAGTGCCCTTTCACCGGGGAGGAGATCCAGGCCGACGTGTGCAAACGCCGCCACACCGCACTCAAGCCGTTCGGAAACCCCGAGAAGCTCGCCTACTGGACCACGTGCCAGTCGTGCGCCAACAACCCCTCCAGTGAGGAATGACCATGACCTTGAATAAAGACAGGCCGCAGCTTCACAACACGCTGGCCATCAAGCAGTTCAACACGCGCTTCCAGCCGGGTGACTCCGTGCTGTACCTGCCGCGCCCGGACATGCCCCCGGAGTGGGACCGGATCTACACCTCGGCGCGCATGGAAGACGGCGTTGCCGTCGTCGAGCTGGCGGGCCGCGAGGGCGTGTTCCCGATCTCTGTGATCCATGCGATGCCCGTCGAGACGACGCGGGTGCGTGCGCCCCAGAACGACGCGTCGCTGTGGCAGCTCGTTACTGCCTTCGTTTGCGGCTTTGCGGCAGCCACCCTTGTAACGCTGTCGATCGCCCCCGCGGGCGCTGTGGCGCCGGAGAGCATCGTGATCGAGTGCGATGAGCCGGCGGAGTTTGCGGCGGTAGAGGAGGACGTGGCATGAGCCCCGCCACCAACGACTACGCCGACGAAGCGCCGGAGCTGGTCGACTTCCTGCATCGGCAGTCCGCCTTCTTCCGGAAGCTCGGCGGAACGGTGCTGAAGGACGATGCGCAAAAGCTGGCCGACGCGGCTTCGCTCCTGGACAGCTACCGCGCGGGCCTGGTCCTGGTTGATCCCCACCCGCTGCTCGGTGCCGAGCTGATCCGCTGGATGCCAGTGAGCAAAGTGCTGCCGGACGGGGACGAGACCGTACTGCTGCGCGTCGCCGGGCTCACTGAGACCTACGTTTGGGCGGGCTACTACGACGGTGCGCGGTGGGTCTCGGCCGAAGGCGTTCCGCTGGGCGGCGACGTTGTCACGCACTGGGCCGTGTTCCCGGCAGGCCCGGCGGTTTCGGACGCCGCCGAGGAGGCCGTATGAGCCTCGTCCACGTCCGCATCGTCACCTCCGACCGTGCCATCCACCACTTCGACAGCCTCGAAGCCGCCGCACGCTGGCGTCGCCTCCCGCTTGCTGTGCGGGAGCCTCGTTGTGATCTACCTGTCCCGTCACTTGAGCGAGGTGCCCGGCGCCGCTTCATTCTCGCCTCGCTCGCCGCTCGGGATGATCTGAGCTCTCCGGAGATGGCGGCCATGAGTGCCAGCCTGCCGGACGTCATCAACCACATTCTCAAGCCGCTCGTCGTCGATGGCCTCGTCGTCATCTCTGGCCAGATCGCGCGCGGGCGCCGTCTCTATCGCATTACCCCGGCCGGCCGCCAGGCCCTTGCCGAAATCACCACCAACCAGGAGTAAGCATGGCCACCAAGCCCAAATCCAAGCGCGCCGCAGTCACTGTCCACGTCCCCCAGACCCGCGACGACGCGAACACCGCCATCCGCCTCATTGGCATTGACCAGCGCGAGCTGGCCCGGATTGAAGCGAACATGAACGACGAGCTCGCCGCCGTGCGCGAGCGCTACGAAGCCAATGCCTCGCCGCTGCGGGACGCCATCCAGTCACGCATTGACGGCGTGCAGATCTGGGCGGAAGCCAACCGGGCGACGCTCACTCGTGACGGCAAGGTCAAAACCGCCCAGCTCCCGGCCGGTGAATTGGCCTGGCGCATCACGCCTCCGAGCGTCACCGTGCGCGGCCTGGAGGCCGTGCTCCAGCGCCTGCACATCATGGGGCTGAAGGAGTTCATCCGGCCGAAGGAGGAGATCAACAAGGAGGCGATCCTCGAAACCCCCACGGCGCACCCAGTGCGTGCGGTTGAAGGCATCAGCATCACGCAGCGTGAGGAGTTCATCGTCACGCCGTTCGAAACTGAACTGTCGGAGGTGTGAGCCATGGCCCGCACAGCAACAATCCGGATCTCCCAGGGCCGGCGCGGCACAACAATCCGCGCCACCGGCGGCGCTGCGCAAGCGCTGTTTGATGCCATCACCGGCGCAGCGGCAGCGGCCAAGGCCGTCGTCGAGGCCCCGGCCGCCCCGACGCCGGTCCGCAAATACCTGCTTTGCGTCCGCGTCGAGCACAACAGTGCGGGTTGCACCGCCCGCGCCCTGGTATGCGATGACACCGACGAAAGCGCCGTAGGTCTGGAGCGGAAGAGCATCTCGACGCACGACGACTCAGAGCGCGCTGCAGTGGAGCACCTGCTCACCTTGGCCACGCCCCGACTGCGCGTCGTGCGCTGGAAGGCGTGCGAGTACGCCAATCAAGGTCGGACGCTCGACTTCACCGTGATCGCGGAGGCGCCTTGATGGCCACCCCGAAACCCATGTGTGTCCTGACCATCGGCCACTACGACTACCTCATGCCGGCGGAAGCCGGGATGAAAGTCATGCAGCTGATGCAGCAAGCCGTCAGCGCTGAGCGGTCTAGGGAGGATTTCCGGAGCTGGAATGCCGGCAAGCCCGCGCATCTGGCAATGGAGATGGTCTCTGCGGACAAGATCAACATGCCCCCCGGCGCCGAGATCGCACCGGCCCGGCGCCAAGCTACCCCCAAACGCCTAACACAGCAGCCCCTGCGGCTCACGAAAGGAAGCTGAAATGACAATAGTCGAAACGAACATCCTCACCGCGGGCCTGCCGCCCAAGTCCGATCCGGGTTTGCAGAAGGTGTTCCGCGTCGTGATCGGTCTCGTGCGCAATGACGACGATGCCGGCGCCGAAGAGGGCCTCTATGCGATCCTCAAAACAGCCTACGAAGCCGGTGCCGAGAACGCTGGCAAGGTTGCAACCGAGCTGGCCAAGGAGCTGGGCGAAATCGTTGGGGCCCGCGTTATGGGCACCGAACAGGACGCCCTCAAGGCCGTGGATTCATTCATCGCCCGCCGCGCAAAGATCATCCCGAAAACCCCGACCACGCCCGCCGCCCACTGAGTCGCCTCACTCGATACGCCCGTTTCCGGGCGTATCCGGTCAGCTGATTCCCCCCGGAGTAACGCCATGATCCCCGCCTGGAACGAAGACGCCCGCAAGGCCCGCATCAAGGCCATCAAAGCCATCACCGGCAAGCGTGGTGCTGTCCCGATGGACGACGCCACCTACCGTGCCATGATCGGCGGTCAGGTGCCCGGCAAGCGCAGCGCCACCGAGCTGAGCGTGCCGCAGCTCGACAAGGTGCTCGACCACCTCAAGCGCCTGCAGCACCGTGCGGCCACCGACGATGCCCAGGAGTGGCGCTTCGTGTTTGCGCTCATTCCTGCCCGCCAAGTGCATGCCCGCAAGATCTACCGCCTGGCAGAGCGCTGCGGCCGGCTCATGACGCCGCCCCGCCGGGTTGCCACCAAGGCCTACGTTGAGGGCATCGCCCGCCAGATGCTCCAGTGCGACACCGTGCTGGAGTTCGCCGGGGAGGACCTGCTCCACAAGATCGTCCAGGCCCTGGAGATCCACTGCAAGCGGCATGGGGTTTGAAGTGGCCCGCGAGACTACATCCCCCGAAGACGAAGCCGTGCTCGCGCTCTTGCCGCCGAGCCTGGCCGAGCTCGCACGGGTGTCGTCGGTTGCTGCTGCCCTGACCCTGGCGCGCGAGTACGGCGGCCGGCGTATCTACATCCCCGAGGTCATGACCGAGGCGCACCCACTTGCCGTGTTGATCGGCTACGACGCAGCCATGGCCCTCTCACACCACTACCCGGGCGACCGGCCGGAGATCCCGATGTTGCGTGACTGGCGGGCCAAGGTGAAAGCCAACGCCATCGCCAGCGCCAGGCGGGCTGGGCGGACGCAGGCGGATCTGGCGAGGGAGTATGGGATGACGGAGCGCGGGATTCGGCTGGCGGAGCGGAGGGCCGAAGTGGTGGCGGATGTGGATCAGCTGGATCTGTTTTGAGGCGCGACGCAACTAAGGAGCGCTATGCCTGTGCACCGCTGCACTGACCTTAGTGTTACCTGCAGGTACAATCCGCAGCGGAGAGAATATGAAAACAGCAACTGACGTTGCCCCAGCGCCTGCGAGCGGGGGCATTTTTGCATCGCCCTTGCGCTACCCCGGTGGAAAGGGGCGCCTCGGGCCGTGGCTTGCACGCCTGATGCGCCACAACCGGATCAGCGGTGGGTGGTATGTGGAGCCCTACGCCGGCGGGGCAGGAGCCGCATGGTTCTTACTGCTGCAGGGGTATGTGGATCACATCGTAATCAACGATCTCGATCCCGTTGTGCACGCGTTCTGGTGGGCCGTGCTCAATGACTCAGTGGGGCTCATCGAGTTGATCGAATCTACGCCCGTCACCATTGATTCCTGGAAGCAACAAAAGGCCGTGCTGGCATCGCCAGAAGCCTTTACACAGACTCAGGTTGGGTTTGCTACCTTCTTTTTGAACCGGACAAATCGCTCTGGCATTCTCAAGGCGGGAGTAATCGGGGGGCTCGAACAGACTGGCGCATATGCAATCAATGCACGCTTCAACAAGCACGATCTGGTAGAGCGGGTGCGTGCCCTGTCTGCGTTGCGCACGCATGTAACGCTCTATGGCCTGGATGCACTCGACCTGCTCGACGAGCTACGGCCCATCCTGCCAGCCAAGAGCCTGATCTATCTGGACCCGCCGTACTTTCAGAAGGGTAGCCAGCTGTATCGAAATCACTACCGCCCTGACGACCACGCTCGCATTGCCACGCGTGTGCTTGAGATCGAAACTCCTTGGGTGGTCACTTACGATAACTGCGCCGAGATCCGCGCCCTGTATGCCAACTGCCAGGGCACGGAGTTTTCGCTGCATTACTCGACGGGCAAGGAGCGGCCGCTGGCCACTGAAGTCATGTTCTATGACAACCTTACGCTTGCCGACGAACCGGTTCTGACCCGCGGGCACTGA